AAGTCAGACCGTTAACACCTTCAAAGCGCCAGACCAGGATGGTGCTTTTTATATTTCTTCTACTTTAGATATGAGAAACATTACGATTGAAGGAACAATAGTTGCTAATAACCCTGGTGATGCTTATGCACATAGACAGCGTTTCCTTCAGATATTTAGTCCAAAATTACTTGGGACGCTGCAATACCGAGACCGGCAAATTGCTTGTGTGGTTGAGGAGGCAGGGTTTAGTGTTTCTACTCGACAAAGGATACCCAATTTCTTTGTAAGCCTACTTTGCCCCTCCCCTTTCTTCGAGACATTGGATGAGGTAAGAGAGGAATTGGCATCATGGATACCTCTGCTTGAATTCCAACTGGAGATACCTATGAGTGGTATGGAATTTGGAATGCGTCAGCCAAGTCAAATCATTACGGTGGAAAATATCGGTGATGTGTCCTGTGGATGTGAAATTGTATTTCGAGCGTTGGGTACGGTCACAAACCCTGAACTTTTAAAGATAGACACAGGTGAATACATTCGACTTCTCACGACAATGGATGCCGGAGAGGAACTTCGTGTATATACTCATTTCGCCGGTAAGCGTGTAGTAAGAGTGGAGGGTTCTTTGATTACAAATGCTTTTTCATTATTAGATACCAATTCGGTGTTCTTTCAACTTTCTGCTGGTCTTAACACACTGCGCTACGATGCTTCAGTCAATATGGATCTGTTGGAGGTTAGCATTTATTTTCGTCCACAGTTTTTGGGGGTGTAAAGATGGAGTTATATATCTACAATTCAAATCGAGAGCTTGCGGGTATCGTGGAATCCTTCGAATACCTACGATGGACCAGGCGGTACTCACAGTGTGGCTCATTTGAGTTAAAAGCCATAGCAACACAGGAGAATACAGCACTCATAAAAGAAGGAAACCTCATTTGGAAGAACGATGATGAGGAAGCTGGGATTATTGAGCATCTGGAATTGTCTCAAACTGAGCAGGAAATCATCACTGCAAGCGGACGATTTGCTACATCATTTCTTGCACGACGAATTGTATGGCAAACGGAGAAACTGTCCGGGGACATTTCAATTTGTGTGGGGCAGCTAATAAATAATAATATTATCAATCCTTCTGATGCAGCAAGGAAAATTAATGAAATATTCTTCTCATCTCCAAGCTTAAATGTGCCCATCAGCACACAAATATCCTATCGAAACTTGATGGATGTGGTGACAGAATTATGTGAGGCTTCAGATGTTGGCATCAAGACTGTGTTTACTCCTGCGACAGGAATTTTTACCGTAATGCTTTATATGGGTTCAGAGTCACAGGCAGTGTTCTCCAAGGAGTACGAAAACTTAACTGAACAAATTTATACTATAAGTGCTGCTGATTATGCTAATACCGCACTTGTCGGCGGCGAAGGTGAAGGTGCAGACCGGACATTTGTAGCCATTGCAAGTGGTTCTGGAGAGGCGCGGCATGAAATCTTTATAGATGCAAAAGACCTGCGGAAGGATGATTTCGGAGTAGATTACATTGATACACTGATTTTCCGTGGCCAAAGCAAGCTGAATGAGCAGGCGATTCGCTATTCTTTCGATACTTCGGTTAATCCTCACGGTAATTTGTCATATAAGACAGACTATGATCTTGGGCAGACTGTCAAAGTCATTTCCAAGGCATGGGGAGTATCTATGACAACACGTATCACTGAAATAGTAGAAACTTATGATGCGAATGGCCAGAGTGTAAGCGTAGTATTTGGAAAAGCTGACTTGACAATAGCACAGAAAATTCGGTCCGATATGAGCCAAGTTAAAACAGCAATATCTGCTCCAACCGGTATTTCTGAGGTGGCTGAAGCTCTGGGCGTCGTGGAAGGAACGCTGAGTGATGTGGAGGGAACCTTAGGTGAGGTAGAAGGAACTCTTAGTACTGTAGAGGAAACCTTGGGCGACTTGATGGTAGTAAATCCCCAAATCAAGGGTGACGATTTTGCGGATACAATTAACAACCTGTTTGGAAAGATTCCCGCACTTGAAATAATCGTAGGCGCAGGTACTATATCGGTCGGTCAATATGCCATGCATAACATGATGCCCGGAGATGCCTTTTATTTTACCTCGTGGAGCGGCAACAAGTTCAGTGACCAGCCAAGTGACGACGGGCATGTATTTCTGATAAAGCATAGCGGAGACAACACGGGAACCGGATATCAGAGGGCGATGGGGTTTTTTATATCGCGTAATACCATGACATTCTATGTGATTTCAGTTTTCGTGTTCAATAACCCGTCCGGTCAGGCGAACTGGCTCAACATCAATAATGAACCAATTGCCACAGCGAGGATTGCAAACGGTGCTGTGACTACCGCAAAAATAGCCCAGGAAGCCAATACATCTCTAACCTACTCACTTGGAAGTGGAGTGACAATGGGCTTTAATATGTCATTTGTGAATAAGGGTGTCGTTTCAATCGGTATGCAGATTAACGTGGGCGCTTCAGGAGTTGTTTCCGGCGGTACGCTTCTAACAATAACAAATGCGAACTTTTACCCTTACGCGACGGTACGTGCTGTTGCAACTACTGTGGGTGGCAGCGGTACAAGTATGCCGGTTACGATTAACACAAGCGGTGTGGTGGCGAACGCAGCTGGTTCCACACTGCCTACGGGTTTTTACGTTATATCTTGCTCTTACGCGAGAGCTTAAAGGGAGGAAGGTAATATGGAGAAAAGCGGATTTTTTAACTCATCTGATGGAGATAGAGTCTATGACGCAACGGACTTCGCCGAATACTTCGGAAGTCTTGTATCTAACGGAGTATTTTATGCTACACCAACAAACCTACAGGTTTCTCCTGCAATTGGATTAGCAGTGAGCGTTGCAGCAGGCAGTGCATGGATTAATGGATATAGATATGAGAACACGGATGCTCTGAACATGCCACTGACTACGGCAAACGGAAGCAATCCTCGTATTGACCGGATTGTGGTTCGTTTAAATCAAATCAACCGAAGCATTAAGATTGCAGTTGTTGACGGAACACCTGCTGCAGCACCTGTGGCTCCTGAATTGACAAGGACCAGCGATATCTATGAACTCGGAATCGCAGATGTGCTTGTACCGACGGCAGCCACATCAATAGTTACAAATAACATCATGGATACCCGTATGAATACCAATCTTTGTGGTTTGGTGAATTCGTTAGTATCGGCAGTCTATGAATAGGAGGTGAATTTCGATGGCGGATATTAATGGCATAACTCTGCAGGCGGGTTCTAGCCCGACCGTTTATTACACGATTACTTATACTAAAAGCCGACCTAATAATAGCCAGATGACATATAACTTCACTATATCCGCTGCATTGGGTTCATCCGGTTCTTTTATCCACAACGGTTATGCCTTACTTTGTACCATGACCGTAAATGGATCTTCCTCGCAGGTACGAATCAAGGCAGAGGACGGCGATAACTGGGATGGAACCACGCCAAGACTTAGGTATGTTTCAGTGACCTGTGCTTCAACTACTGGGAATACTGCACAGGGTGTGCGCTTTCGAGTAGTCTCAGATGGGAGACTTACGCTCTCTTCAGGTGTGATCGACAATTCAAGCTACACGGTGCTGAGTTCACCACTCCTAACGACAGCCTGCGGATCACCGACTTCTTGTTCAGTCAGTCCAACACTCGCGGAAGGCGGTGTTACCCTTTCATGGAGCGGGGCATCTGGTGGTATAAATAACGCAATTTCGAGTTATGAGATACAGTATAGCGATTCCTCTGATAACTTAACATGGGGAGCATGGACAGCACTGACCACAGTGACCACTACGGCCACAAGCGGTAGCGTGGATACATCGCCGCCAACTATAAGAGGCAATTACCGAAGATATCAAGTAAGGACTCGTGGTACAGCAGGAGCGAGCTATTACTCCGGCTGGAAAGTATCAACGAACTCTGTACGAAGAAATACAGCACCAAAGGCACCAACATCAGCCGTTGCATCTCCTGCAGCATATAGCGATGAGATTATTACGCTGACTTGGAGTGGTGCATCAAGCGGTACCAGTCCAATAAAGGGATACCAGATTGCCAGTCGTACATCCACGGATAACATCACTTGGAGTACATGGAATGTGCTGACCACTCTGATTCTGGCGGCAAGTGGAGGCAGCTATAATCCAATTGTATCGAGAACACCTGGAACATATACTCAATTTGGCATTTGGACAATCGACACGTTTGATGTTTACTCGGTGGAGAAGATCAGTAACAGTATCTATTGTAATATAACGGCTTGTGGAGCACCGACAGCGTGCTCAGTAAGTGCAACTTTAGCTGAAGGAAACGTCTCACTCTCCTGGAGTGGTGCGTCTGATGGTGCTGGAAATGCCATCACATCCTATGAGATACAATATAGTGACTCAGCAGATAACATCAACTGGGGTGTTTGGACAGCACTCACAACGGTGAACACTTCTGCAACAAGCAGTATCTTAAGCGTCAGTCCACCAACTACACGCGGAAATTATCGTCGATTCCTAGTAAGAACTCGAGGAACAGCCGGAGAAAGTTTCTACTCCGATTGGACTATATCTAGCAACACCGTCCGTAGAAATACATTGCCGATACCACCGACAACCTTTACTGCTACTCCTCCTATATATGAGGTCACAAAAATAGCCCTTTTATGGAGCGGAACAATACCTGGAACCAGTGCTATTAAGCAGTATGTTATTCAACAGTCAACATCGCCAGATGGAGTAAATTGGTCGGCATATGAAGCACTGACTACTATCATTTCAAGTGCTACTTCTGGTACCCTCGAAGTGAATGGTTCACAGATAGCTGGTATGTATACTCGTTACCGTATCAGTGTAACCGATACATTGGATGCGGTCTCCGCTTATATAGTCAGCGGAACAGTAAAGAAAAATAGTCCGCCTGCCGCACCGACAATCTTCTGCCCGATGTCTGGTAAGTTTACTTATAACACTACACCGCGTTTTATGATTACAACAGGCATAGAACCGGATGGTCAGACACAGATTGTGGAGGTCAAGATTGATTCTGGTCCATGGTATAACAGTGTGGACAATCCTGAGAAGTTTTCTATAAGTGGTTATCTCGGTAACGGTGTTAAGACGGTTTATCAAGCTGAACCTCTTTTTGTAGGAAATCATACGGTTACCTTCCGTTGCCTTGATAGTGATATTGAGTCAGCAAGCGCAGAAGTTGTTCGTACCTTCACGGTATTTGAATTACCTTTTGAAATCATCACCTTAAATGTGACTCATGTAAAGGCAGCACATATTCAGATGCTCCGTACCGCTGTAAATAGAGTGCTTAGCTATTACAACCTTTCCCCTGTGACTTGGAGAGAGGAGATCATTGCGGGAAAGACCACTATCAAGAATTGGCCATCTCATATTACTGAAATTCGTAAAGCTATTGATACTGTTGTTGTGGTAATAAATGATTTTGATTCTGCTACGACATTTGACATCCCTCCTTTCTCATGGCTACCCATTGGAATGGGGCGACCGAAGGCAGATGTAATGGAACAAATACACAATCTTCTTTTGATGCTATAAGGGTTGATAAAATATAATTCAGTGCTCTTGCGATTTGCAGGGGCGCTTTTTAATACACAAATTCAACTTAACGGAGGTGTTTTTAATGAAAGAACTATGGAACTGGGTACAGTTAGCTTTTGCAGCTGTTGGAGGATTTCTTGGGTGGTTTCTCGGTGGCTATGACGGCTTTCTCTATGCGCTCATAGCATTTGTTGTCATAGATTATGTGACCGGTGTGCTTTGTGCCATTGTAGATAAAAAGCTGTCCAGTGAAATCGGAGCGAGAGGGATTTTCAAAAAGGTTCTTATTTTTGCATTGGTGGGTGTAGCCCATATCCTTGATACGCAGATACTGGGTGGCTCTGGAGATAATGGTGGTGTCCTTAGGACTGCAGTAATTTTCTTCTACTTAAGTAATGAAGGGATATCAATTTTGGAGAATGCTGGCCATATTGGGTTACCAATCCCAGAAAAATTAAAAGAGGTACTAAAACAGCTACATGGGCGTAATGACGAGCCTCCTAAGACAGGTGATGGAATATGATTGATTTAACAAAAGCAGCAACCGTGTTCATTGGCCGACGCGGGGAACACTACTTTCGTCACCTTGAGTTTGACGTTTCCAATTTATTGGAAGGCACTTATCCAGGAGCAGCACTTAATGCTATATACAAAAGACCAGATGGCATTGCTTATCCGGTGGTTACTACCTATGCTGATGACGTTCTAACATGGTCTCCCAGTGCAACGGACACACAGCTCATCGGTGTCGGTCAGCTGGAAATAAGAGTTACTCATGGTGATGTGGTAGGTAAAAGCGTTCGGATACTAACCGTTGTCGAGGAGGCACTCGCAGATGGTATAGTCGAACCACCCGAACCCCCTGCCCAGGAATGGCTCAATCGGGTGCTTTCTACCTTAGCCGAACTGGATATTGAAGAAATAAATAGTCTGTTAAATCTCATTTATAACCTGCTAAATAACAACTATGATTTGCTAAACACCACACACAACCGGTTGAACGATACCTACGGCTTAGTCGGTGATAACCATGAATTGTTAAACACCACAAATAGCCTGTTAAATGATAACTACAATCTGCTAAACACCACGCACGATCTAATTGAAGACATGCGTGACACATTATACATGAGGACTGGAATTATTCTCAACCATTTGCATCCCATAGAAACGGCTACTGCTCCAGATATGGTAAGCCGAAGAGGGGCCATCACATTTACTGGCATAAATAGTGGCAATAACGTTATCCTCGGCCCGGTAACCTACACATTTGTTACATCCTTAGGCAGTCCGACCGCAAACAATGTGCAAGTGTTAATCCAAGGCACTCTTCGCAATTCTGTTAAGAAACTTGCAGAAGCTATAAGGGGTATTCAAGATGCAGCGAATATTGCTTATGGGGTAGGAACAACACCAAATCCGGCAAGCACAGCCTATTGGACGAGTCGGATTTTCTCCATTGGTGATGTTACCATTCCTTCAGGTGAGAGTCTATTCTTATTGGAAAGAGCGGAAAATGCGACGGCACCATTGACCTTTACCTCTACTGCAACAGCTACTATCAACGCATTCACCAGAGCAAGCTATTTAAAATATGTCCTTAGCGGTAATGCTACCGGAGCAGGCGGTGTTAATAGTGTTCGAGGACCTTTGCAAACATTATTGCCCATAGGTAGTGTGGTCATAGGCGGACAGGGCGGATTACTTTATCCCACGGCTTATGATTGTCATTTAGTTACTCTTTGCCGTCAATCGGATACAAGTGAAAAAGAACTAGACCTATATATCTCAAACGATGAAGTAAACTTTACCAGAATCTCACGCAGCACGCCTATCGGTGCTGATAGTTCAAACGCTGGGTTGCATATTCATATTCAAATGCGTCAAAGCCGAGTGCCTTCTGGTTATGGGCTGTATATCAGCATGGGAAGTGATGGCACATCGGCGAGTGCTTACTGTGATTTGAAGTTTACCTACCACCTATACCCTGTTGCTCTTGCATCTGACACAAATTAGTGAGGTGATCGTAATGAATCTAAATAAGTTAATACTTACAAATAACGCTTGCTTTAAAGCAGGCAAAACGATAATTCCTAAAGGCATCATGGTACATTCCGCCGGGGCAAATAATCCATGGCTGAAACGCTATGTTGGCCCGGATGACGGTTTTCTCGGAAAGAACCAATACAACAATCATTGGAATCAAAATAAGCCGGGAGGTCGCCTGGTTTGTGTTCATGCCTTCATTGGCAAACTTGCGGATGGAACAATTGCCACATACCAGACTCTTCCGTGGAACCATCGCAGCTGGCACGCTGGAGGAAAAGCAAATGACACCCATATAGGCTTTGAGATTTGCGAGGACGGTCTTTCGGATAGCACCTATTTCAACAAGGTGTACCGGGAGGCTGTTGATCTTTGCGTATATCTTTGCAAACTTTATGGCTTTACCGAAAAGAACATCATCTGCCACAGTGAGGGTTACAAGCAGGGCATCGCCAGTAATCATGCAGATGTGATGCACTGGTTTCCTAAACATGGAAAGTCAATGGATACTTTCCGTGCTGAGGTCAAAAAGGCGCTGACTCCCATTAACCCATATAAAATATACACCGTAGTTAAGGGTGACTCCCTTTGGAAGATTGCTAAAGAAAAGCTTGGTAATGGTGAAAGATATACGGAGATTAAAGCGCTCAATGGTCTAACTACTAATATCATCTATACCGGACAGAAATTAAAAATTCCTAATTAAGCGCGTTGCCCTTGGAGGTCAAAAAAACTTCCGAGGGCATTATTTTTTTCTAAACCGTCAGATTTCATTTCCTCCCGTGGCTACCAGGTAGAGGGCAACAAATTAAATCGCCCTTTAGAAAGAGGTGAAGGACATGAAACACAACCTTAAAATCAGTGTTTCAAAAGAGCCACAGATAGGCGGAATCGTTACTTGTCGTAATGTCACCATAAGGGAGCGCATCCTACGTTTCCTCCTTGGAGATAAACAGCGTGTAACCATTCTGATTCCAGGAGACAGTGTTGAGGAACTCTCCATCTGTGAGACTACGAAAGGAGGAAATGACCTTGAGCAAAGTAAAGTTACTGCTTGATGTGGCAAATGATATGCGAAGTCTTGCAGACAGCATACAGGCGGTTTGTAATGCAATGACAGAAAGTGATTCTGCTCCCAAAGAAGTGCCTGCCACAAAGACAGAAACAGCAAAAGAGCTGGATATCCCACTTGAGAAAGTGCGTATGGTACTTGCCGAAAAGAGCCAGCTTGGATTTACCGCCGAAGTGCGAGGAATCATTCAAAAGTATGGTGCCGACAAGTTAAGTGCCGTTGACAAGGCTTACTATGCCGACATCTTGAAAGATGCGGAGGTTCTTGGCAATGGGTAATCACGCAATATTATCTGCATCATCTTCACACAGATGGCTTCATTGTTTACCGTCAGCAAGGCTTGAACTTGAGTTTGAAGATACAAGCGGTACTGCGGCAGACGAAGGAACAGCGGCGCACGCACTCTCGGAACACAAATTGAAAAAGGCACTCCATATAAGGAGTAAGCGTCCTATATCAGAATATGGCTCAGATGAGATGGAAGAATGCACGGATGCCTATGTTGATTTCGTTATGGAACAGGTGGAGCTTGCAAGAAATTCCTGCAATGATCCTATCATTCTTATCGAAAAGCGTCTTGATTTTTCCTGCTATGTGCCAGACGGCTTTGGTACTGGAGATTGTTTAATCATCTCAGATGACAGACTTCACATTATAGATTTCAAATATGGCATGGGTGTGCTTGTAGATGCAGTGGACAATCCTCAGATGAAACTTTATGCCTTGGGTGCTCTTGAAATCTATGACAGCCTTTATGATATCAACGAAGTATCAATGACGATTTTCCAGCCAAGAAGAGAAAATGTCAGCACATGGACTGTGCCGGTAGAGGAACTTAAAGTTTGGGCAGAAGAGGAACTTAAGCCAAAGGCAGTAAAAGCCTATAACGGCGAGGGCGAATATATACCGGGTGAATGGTGTACTTTCTGCAAAGCTGCAGTCAGATGCCGTGCAAGAGCCGAAGAAAAATTAAAACTCGCACAGACAGAGTTTAAGATGCCGCCGTTACTTACTGATATTGAGATAGAAGAGATTCTGTTCATTCTTCCTGACCTTACTAAATGGGCAAATGAAATAACTGCCTACGCCACAGACGCCGCTGTGAATCACGGCAAAGAGTGGAACGGTTTTAAAGTTGTGGAAGGTCGCTCAGTTCGCAAATACAAAGATGAAGATGCCATCGCAGAAAAAGCTGTGGCAAGCGGATTTAAGGACATTTACCGTAAGAGTCTCATCCCTATGACAGAGATGCAGAAACTAATGGGTAAAGCCAAATTTGAGGAAATTCTCGGTGACCTCATTTATAAACCACCGGGCAAGCCGACTCTCGTTCCCAACTCGGATAAAAGACCGGCTATGAACGTTGCAGATGCAAAAAATGAATTTAACGAAATTATGGAGGATTAAATATTATGGCAAATAACATTAATAAAACTAAGGTTATCACAGGTGTAAACACAAGGCTCTCTTACTTCCATGGATGGGAGCCGGTATCTATCAACGGCGGTGCTGAAAAGTACAGCGTTTCCGTTCTCATTCCAAAGGATGATAAGGAAACTCTCGATGCAGTAAATGGAGCCATCGATGCAGCTATTGAAGAAGGTATTGCAAAGTTTGGTGGTAAGAAACCGAATAAGGCTACCATTAAACTCCCTCTCCGTGATGGAGATGTAGAGCGCGATGATGAGGCATACAAAGGGCATTATTTTATCAATGCCAATAGCGTAACTGCTCCGCAGATTGTAGACAAAAGAGTTAAACCTATTTTGGATCGCAGTGAAGTGTACAGCGGTTGTTATGGAAGAGTTTCTCTTAACTTCTATGCTTTCAACTCCAACGGCAATAAAGGTGTAGCTTGTGGTCTTGGAAATATTCAGAAGATTAAGGACGGCGAACCTCTTGGTGGAATGGACTGCTATCATAAAACTGTACACCCAACTGCACAATTGTAGTAATATAAAAAATTGCAGGAGGGAACTAAAAAAATGGAGCGATACAGTAAAGAATTCAAAAGAGAAGCATTGGCGTTAGCCAAAGAGACCGGTGTCCGGCAGACGAGCGAAAAACTAGGGATTTCCCAAAAGACACTCTACAAATGGCAGCGGGAAGAACGGCTTTCAGGGCAATCGTCCAATAGGGCAGGTGAAAGTGATGCCGAGAGGATCAAGCGGCTGGAGAAAGAAAATGACGAGCTACGCCAGGCCAACCAAGTATTAAAGAAAGCCATGGGTTTTTTCGTACCCCGATAGAAGAGGTTAAGCCACGGCATGCGTATCGGTGGCTATATGAAAACAAAGGCGAAATCAGTGTTGCGTTCTTATGTGATTTGCTTAGACTTAGCAGACCCGGTTATTATAACTGGCTAAAAAAGAAAGACGCGACTGATAAAAACGCCCCTATTCTATCGGAATTGAAAGAAATACGCAAAAAGCATAAAGCGTACGGGGTAGCACGGCTACACAAAGCGCTGAATAAGGAGCGGAAAAAGAAAAAACTACCCGATGTCAGCTATGGTCGAATTTACGGTATTTGCAAAACAAACAACCTTCTGCAGAAAACGAAACGCCCTAACGGGATTACGCAGCAGAATCACGCCGATCAGGCAAGTGACGATCTGATACAGCGCGATTTTACCGTAGCGCATCCAAACAAAAAATGGCTGGGAGATATCACTGAAGTATTATGCAAGGACGGAAAGCTATATATATCAGGAGTATTCGACTGTTTTGACGGCGCAATTTTGGGGCTATCAATGGATAGCCATAAGCGCGCGAGCCTATGCGCAGATGCGCTTAAATATGCCGTTAACCGATATGGGAAAAACAAAGAGCTGATTTTTCATTCTGACCGCGGTAGCCAGTATACCAGCCGTGAATATAGACGGTTATTGAATGGGTTCAGCATCAACCAAAGCATGGGACGAACCGGCAGCTGTTATGATAACGCGCGGATGGAATCTTTTTTCGCCACTTTGAAGAAAGAACTGATCTATCGGCTTCCGCTTACGACATTAAAACGTGAAGAAGTAAAGCGTTTGATATTCCGATGGATTGAGTGCGAATATAATAGAGATAGGCTGTATTCAGCCAACGAAGATAGCATGGCTCCACTGGAAAAACGTGCTGCATATTATTCGCGAGCACAGGCGGCGTAGGGGAACTGCCTCTGGAATCATTATTCGAACGGTCCGTCGCCATAAAAAGTAGCAGGTCGAGTGGCGGCCTGTATAAAGGGGTGCGACAAGACCTTGACACAGGCCGCTCGACCTGCATCTATAATACTGCCGACGGAATCATTCGAATATACGAACACTTTTTTTGTTGTAGTAGGGTGTACAAAAAAGTTGACAACTCCACGGCAGATGACTTTACTACTCTTGTGGATGATGACTTCCTTGCCTAATAGAAACGGTAACTTACGGTGGTGGAGGTACTCCCTCTGCCACCTTTTTTCTTTTAGGAATGGAGACATGTTATGAAGAACTTGGAAATCGATATTGAAACATACTCATCTGTCAATTTGCAAAAGAGCGGAGTTTACCGTTATGTAGAAGCAGATGACTTTGAAATATTACTGTTTGGATATTCCATCGATGGCGGAGAGGTTATGGTGGTTGACCTTGTGAATGGAGAAAAGATACCGAAGAAGATACTCGATGCCTTAACCAATGAAAATATAACCAAATGGGCATTCAATGCTCAGTTCGAGCGTGTCTGCCTTTCCCGTTATCTTGGATATCCCTTTGGATATTATTTAAATCCTTCATCATGGAAATGTTCAATGGTATGGTCGGCATATATGGGACTTCCCCTTTCCTTGGAAGGTGTGGGTGCTGTTCTTGGCCTTGAAAAACAAAAGCTGACCGAAGGTAAAGACCTTATAAGATATTTTTGTATTCCGTGTGCTCCTACCAAAACAAATGGTGGAAGAACTCGTAATATGCCAAGCGATGATGAAGAGAAATGGCAGAGTTTTAAGGATTATAACAAACGTGACGTAGAAACGGAAATTTTGATACAGCAAAGGATTATAAAGTTCCCTGTTCCGGAAGACATATGGGATGAGTACCGTCTCGACCAGGAAATTAATGATCGCGGCATAAAAGTTGATATGGATTTTGTAAAACAGGCTATTGCTATGGATGAGATTTCTCACGAAAAGCTGATGTCAGCAATGCAGCAATTAACAGAACTTGATAATCCCAACTCGGTACAACAAATGAAAGGCTGGCTTTCTGAAAAAGGCCTAGAAACAGATACGCTTGGTAAAAAAGTTGTGGCGGAGCTATTGAAGGATGCACCGGAGCATTTGGCTGAAGTTCTTAAGCTCCGTCAGCAACTTGCAAAATCGTCTGTGAAAAAATATACGGCAATGGAAAATGCTATTTGTGCAGATTCTCGTGCCAGAGGTATGTTCCAATTTTATGGCGCAAACAGAACCGGCCGCTTTGCAGGACGGCTCGTGCAATTACAGAACCTGCCTCAAAATCATATGCCGGATTTAAAAGAGGCACGAGGCATAGTAAAAAGTGGTGATTATGAAACTCTTGAAATGCTCTATGAAGATATACCGGACACCCTCTCACAGCTTATCCGCACAGCCTTTGTGCCAAAGGACGGCAATAAGTTTATTGTTGCAGACTTTTCTGCAATTGAGGCTCGTGTGCTTTCATGGCTTGCAGGTGAAAAATGGCGAACCGAAGTATTCGCAAACGGTGGTGATATTTATTGTGCATCTGCATCTCAGATGTTTAAAGTTCCTGTTGAAAAGCATGGTGTGAACGGTCATCTAAGGCAAAAAGGAAAAATAGCAGAATTAGCACTTGGATATGGCGGATCAGTCGGTGCATTAAAGGCTATGGGCGCATTGGAGATGGGACTTGCAGAGGAAGAATTGAAACCCCTTGTAAATGCCTGGAGAGCATCCAATCCAAACATCGTAAAGTTCTGGTGGGATGTTGACTCTGTTGTTAAGAAATGCATCAAGGAAAATAAGTCACAGAAAACTAATAATATTGAGTTTCATTGCATGAGTGGAATGCTATTTATAGTTCTCCCTTCCGGCAGACAACTTGCCTATGTAAAACCTCGTATCGGTGAAAATATCTTCGGTGGTGAGTCTGTGACTTATGAAGGTGTAGGTGGAACGAAGAAATGGGAAAGGATCGAAAGTTATGGACCCAAATTTGTAGAGAATATCGTTCAAGCAATCTCCCGTGATATCTTGATGTATGCCATTAAAACACTCCGCACTTGCAACATAGTGGCTCATGTGCATGATGAAGTAATCATTGAGGCAGACCCTCGAATGTCGATAGATAGCGTATGTGAGCAGATGGGCAGCGTCCCTCCCTGGGCAAAGGGGCTGCTCCTTAATGCCGATGGTTATGAGTGCGATTTTTATAAAAAAGATTAGTGAAAACATCAGATTTCACCTCCCGCCGTGGCTACCAGGTAGGAGGTGTTTTTCTATGAATGTTTTT